CACCGGGTTTTGTACCAGCACATTGAAATATTTCTATAGTGCTTACATAATCGCGATACCAATTTACACGTCCCCTATCCCACATAGTACTCATCCATGAATTAAAGAAATTGTGTTCATGCATTTCTTCACTTACATAAAAAGTCATGTTCATCGTATCAAATAACTTTTCATATACATATTCTCTTTTTAAACCATAAGGCTTATGTTCTTTTGTGGCCATGGTAAAACCGGGTATGCTGCAGGCACTGCAATTTAATTGAATACCTCTAATGTCTCCAACATCAACACCCATTAATGTTTTTGGTGGAGTAATGAAGACATAGTACAGATAAGGTCTGGAAAATAAACCACCCTTTTTAACATTAGCCATCATTCTATTAATGCCATTTTGTGGTGTACTATCTTCTCCGCCAACGCCGGGTTGCTTTTTTCCTTTAGAAGGATCAGTGCCTATTGGAAAGTTAGCACCAATAGATACACCACCCGGTAATTTAACTTTTCCTAGTATATTTCCAAACATATTATCCTCTTATTTTTTTAATGGAGTCTTTCCAAACTCTTGACGAAGCAACTCTACTACCTTTGTCAGTAACAAATTTATCTATCGTGGGACGCATTAGAACTTCATCCCACTCCTCTGGTGCTATTCTTATAATCTTTCCACCTCTTATATTATCAAGTGTATATTTTTTAAAACAAGCTTGTGCTGGTCTCCATTTTCTTTGTGTCCACATAAGCTTATTAAAATATCTAGCAAAGGCAATAGGTTGTTTCGATAAATTAGGCTGAAGACCTCTCAATAAGTTTAATAAAGGTATTCTCATCTTGGGTGGTATATAATGAAAATCAAGACCTTGAATTGTGTTACCCCTTTTCCCTAAAGAAAAAACTAATGGAAATACATTAAACCATTTATTCCGTTCTTCTGTAACATATTTAAAGTAATAAAACTTAGCAGAATAGACCCGTGTTATTCTTGTTCCCTTTACACTGTTGATCGATTCGTTAGCCATAACTATATTTATAAAGGTTTTTTGTGCTTTTTGGTCTTAATACCAAGCTCTTTTTCAGTTAAAATAACAAATTCCATACCACGTTTCTCAGCCCATTTACGCGCTGCTTTCCATTTAGCCTGATTCATTATATATGTCTTAAGCTTTTTAATATATCCTGGAGTTTGTTTTTTAGGTTTTTTGGGTGGTTTGCATTGGACGGCTGGTTTGACCTCAATGATGTATTTCTTATATTCACCTGATGTTGATCGGACTTTTGTATAGAAATCGACAAAATATCGTCTGGTTTTTTTCTCAACGGGATTATAATAGGGAATAATGACATTTTCTGAGCCCCATTCAATTACATTAGGATGAGTATCTAGATATTTCATATACTTCAATTCCCAAGAAGAGCGATATTCACATTCTTGAAGATTAGCCACATATTTCTCTTTATTCTGTATTATATACCGCCCGACACGTGGATATTTTTTCATATAGGTCTTATAAATATATTATATTAAGTATTTATAATACGGAGAAAAAAGATGGGAACAGATTGGTTAGGTCGAAAAACAGGAATAGATGCAGGTGGAGCAAGAAGAGGATGGACAGATGATTCATCACCACCCCCGACCAAGACTCCTTCAGTTATAACAACACCTAAAACTACAACCGGTCAGAGTTTGCCGAAACATGTATATCCTCTCAGCATTGATAGTGATTTGACAGAGAGTAATGGTGAAATTGTTCAAGAGTGTATAGTATTCACGGCAGTTAAACAAGCTGGTATTTCTTTACAAAAGAAAGACGATAATATACAATCACAAAAAGCTTTTGAAAATCAGGTGAAGAATGTTGGATCAACAAAAGACAAAGCCAGTAATTTTAGTGAGGGCATGCTGGTAACTGGTTCTTCTGGGGGTTACGACTACATGGCAGAAAAAAAGAAACAAGAACAGGCCGACGCGGCCGCGGCCAATGCCACTCCCGTTGGAGAAAAAACAGATCCGACTGGAAAAGATGGCGGATTTGGCAGCAAGATAATGGACATGGGGTCAGGCGCCAAAGACTTCGTGCAAACACAACTTAAGAATATACGAATGCCAGCACAAGACTTAGAACATTGTTTTTTATATATGCCTCCTGCGGTTACATATAGTGAAGGTGCGAATTGGGGTGCTGAGGGATTAGGTGCAACAGGAACGTTGGCAAAAAACTTACTTACAAAAGAATCTGGTGGTAGTGTTACAGATATTATGCAAAACTTTGTGGGTGGTGCAATCACCAATATAGGCAAATCGGCAGCAATTGCCGCTGGTGCTCTTGCTGCGAAAGCTGCTGGCGCACTAGGTGCGGCAGCCCTTCTGGGTGGAGTTGGATCAGGATTAAAAGCAGCAGGAAGATTTCATCAAAATCCTTATGAAGAACAATTATTCAACGGAATACCATTCAGGGAATTTAGTTTTGAGTTTGCATTTGCACCTTCCAGCGAAGCAGAAGGTAATGAAGTGCTTAATATTATTCAAATGTTTAGAAAGAATGCAAGACCGGGTTTTGTTGGTGGTTTTTTACAGACAGGTTTATTTACATTTCCTAATGAATTTAGAATTGAGTTTATGATGAATGATAAAGGATCTCTTGTACCTAATACATTTATACCAAAGATTCATAATTGTGTTTGTACGAATGTGACAACAAATTATACTCCAGAGGGATTTTGGGTAGCCATGAGAGATGGTCGTCCTATTTCTTATAATCTTAGTTTATCATTTACTGAAACAGAGAAAATTACTCAACAATCACTTACTTCATCAACCGGTAAAAAATCACCGGGTGGTGTCTCGGAGGGCTATTAATGGCATACTTTAAATATTTTGATACAATAAATTATGATGTTCGTGGTATTAAAAATAAACCAACTATTGATAGTATAACTAATATATTAAAACGCGTTCGCATGAAGGTAGATTTTGTAAAATATCAATCCTTTTTTGCAATGCATACTATTATTGATGGTGAAACACCAGAATATCTTGCGCATGAATATTATGGAGATGCAGAATTACATTGGGTTGTCCTTTATGCACAGCAGATGACTAATCCGTATTATGATTGGCCATTGCGTTATTATGATTTGAAGAAATTTGTTACTAAGAAATATGGTACAGCAAATATAAATGCACTACATCATTATGAGGATGCAGATAAGTTTCAAGTTGATTCAACTGCGGCCGGTGCTATAGCGGTTACTAATTTTATACATGAGGAAACTTTAAATGATGCTAAACGAAATATTAACTTGGTTCGACCAGAATTTGTACCTGAAATTGTTACTGAACTAAAACTTTTATTGAAATAATATGGCTAGATCACAAGAAGGCGCATCAGATGTAATTATAGAATTTCTAGAATTAAGTGGCGGTCAAGGCACCTTTGATTTAAAGGAGAAATTCCAAGCTTTGAACATATATGAGAATATATATCGGAGCAATGTCACTTGTGACATTGTTATTAATGATTCTATCAATCTCCCTCTCAAAACCCCAATATTAGGCGAAGAAGACCTTAACTTTAGTATAACATCGAAGTCTGTAGTGGGTAATGAGAATCATCTCACCGGACCCATGTATATTACTAATATATCTAAACGTACTTTTATTAAAGATAGACAACAGCTGTTTATTCTTCATGGGACTTCTGAGACAGATATGACGAATCAAAATACGCGTGTATGTCAAACATTCCGTAATAAGAAAATTAGTGAAATTGTTGAAACAATTTTAGATGAATGGGTGATATCTGATAATGATCATGTAATTGAGGATACTGTTGGAACAGAAAATATTGTTATCCCTAACTGGACTCCAAACGCTGCTTGTCATTGGTTGGCTAGAAGAGCATTAAATGAAAATAATGTACCAAATTATTTATTCTTTGAATCAAATAATATTACATATTTTAAAAGTGTTGATAGCTTCATGTCCACACCAGTTAAACAAAATTTCGTATATTCACCTACTCAATCGAAGGATGAAAAGATACTGAAATTAATGCAAGGATATCAACAACTAGATAAATTAGAAATTCTACATCAATTTGATGTTAAGGATAATATCAATAATGGTTACTACGCATCAAAACTTATAACACATGATATTATAAAGAAAAAAATTAATCAACATACCTTTGGTTTAAATGAAGCTTATGCGGAAGGGATTGCACATGCTGATAAATATATGCCTATAAGCAAGTCTGTTACCTATTTTGATGTTCCAGACAGAAATACTTATGCTCCACAGGATACAGGTAGTATCAATGAGGGCGATAGCATACAATCATATTTTGATAGTAAGGTAATGTTTCATCCAAAGCATGATAAAATGTATTCAACAAAGACAAATGATGCATATGATAATAATGTTGAAAATTGGATGTTACAAAGAAATACTTTATTAAATGGACTAAGGCAAATTAAATTACAAATCGTAATGCCCGGTTTACCTTGGTTGCATTGTGGTGATATGATTCATATAGCAGTACCTTCACCAGAAAAAGTTATGGAATCAAAACCCGGTATGGTTAAAAATCTGGAAGACTTAAATGATAAATACCTTTCTGGTAATTATATGATTACATCAATGAAACATGCGATTGATTTTAATGAGGGTCGTTTTAAATATTCAATAGTAGCAGAAGTTATTAAGGATGCATTAGGCGATCCTCCAACACACCACTAAGGAGAGAATGTATGTACGGTGAATTTGTATGGTGGCAAGGAGTTGTAGAGAATAGAATTGATCCATTAAAGTTGGGTCGATGTCGGGTTCGTATTCTTGGTTACCATTCTAATCAAAAAGATTTAATGCCGACGGATGAGTTACCTTGGGCTTATCCAAGCCAACCAATTACATCGGCGGCTATGAATGGAGTTGGTACAACTCCAATGGGTCCTGTAGAAGGAACATGGGTCTTTGGTTTTTTCCGTGATGGGAACAACGCACAAGAACCAGTTATAACTGGAACCTTTGGTGGTATACCAGATGCAGAAGCTGTTCCGAATTTAGGATTTAATGATCCAACAGGTAGATATCCACTTACAACACATATACTTGAGCCCGATACAAACAGACTCGCACGAGGTAATGGAGCATTACCTGTCCCATCAGCGGATGGGGATGGACCCTATAATGGAGAAAATGCTCCATCACTTGACAAGAAAAGAAAGACTCGCCAAAAAGATGTTCCTGTTGGTATTGCGGCTACTATGTATGATGATGCTGCGTCACCGCCTGATGGTACTATTCCAAATACAGAAAATACGAAATTGTATGATGTTGCGCCATGGAATGAACCGAATCCTAGATATGGTGGTGTTGCTGATTCTGATACAACCTATCTTGAAACAACAAAAAGGTCTTCAGTATATCCAAAGAATCATGTTCGCATGTCAGAATGTGGTCATGTAGAAGAATGGGATGATACACCGACTGCCGAAAGAATGCATAGAATGCATTGCTCAGGAACATTTGAGGAAGTGCAAGCAGATGGTACTAAGATTACAAAAATTGTTGGTAATGAATATGAGATTACTGCTGGATATAAAGATGTTTGGATAAAGGGTGCTGTTAATATTACCATTGGTGAGAAGGGTGATGCAGAAGCCAAGAAGGGCGAGTGTCGTGTATTATATTATGGTGATTTAGTACAAGAGGTATATGGTGATTATCATTTAAACGTGCATGGCGACATGAGAACAAAAATCAGTGGTAATGAAGCACGCGAAGTCTTGGCTGATAGGAAAATTGTAATCAATGGTGAGGATGATTTATCTGTTCATAAGAATCAAATTATTAATATTGATGATAACCTAACATATACTATTGGTGGTAATTTAAAAGAAACGGTTAAGAAGAATGTTGATGAAAATTATGGTAATGGTGTTCCGAATTTTCCACCCGGTAATCATACAACCTTAGTATATGGTAGTTCTATGTTATCTAATGTAACGGGTAAATATACTTTAACAGTTAAAGATGACATGAAGATTAGTACGACAGCTAATTATAATCTCAATGTTACCCTCAATAGTACAATAGACATTGATGGTTATCAATCAGAAAATGTTGCATTATATGATGACCATATAGTTGGTGGTTATTTCAAAATGAACAACACCGGCACATATACAGTTACTTCTGGTGGCAACTATGCTGTTACTGCGCCACGAATAGACTTAAACTAATGGCACACGAATTTATACTACTAATAGATGGTGAACTGAAAACATACACTAAATATGAAGATATACCAGAGGATTTTGATAACGTGATAAAATTTGCACCAGATGTACCAGAAGAAGAACGACAAGTAGATGGTTGTGAGGGGTCTACTTATCTTTGGAATGAGCGATTAAAAGAATTATTGGAGAAAGAAAATGCCAGCGGCAACTAGGATCGGGGATGCAGACGTACCACATTGTTCTGGTATGACCAGAGCTGTAGGTTCACCAGATGTATATGTGAATAACATCCCGTGGTCAAGACAAGGTGATGTTAATACTGTTCATCTATTACCACCTCCACCTTGTCCAAGTCATGCAGCTCCAATTGCCTCTGGTTCATCTACTGTTAAAGTAAATGGAATGGGAGCCGGAAGAATCGGTGATGGAATTTCTGGTTGCACTAGTGTTGCAGCTGGTTCGTCTAATGTATTTGCGGGAGGATAAGATATGGCTGTATGTGGTTTAGATATAAGTATGAACTCCTTTCAGGGAGATGTTACTGCTAGGATATCAGGTTTTTTAGACTTAGAATCTTCACTAACGTCACCTAGTGGTGCATCTACCTATTTAAGTAATCTAGAGGGCGGTTTAGCTGGCCTTAAAGCCAAAACCGATAAGCTTGTACCTGATATTCCATTATCTACATCTGGTCAGACTTCATTGAGGGATAAGATGGGGGAAATGGCGCAGTTGGATATTAGTACGCCCAGTGCCTTAACTAAAATTGCTGAGTTTGCGGAAAAATATGCTGGACTTAAAGAGTTAAATGGTTTTGCTAATATAGACGCAACTGACCTAGCAAAGTCAGCGTTTGGGTTTGGTGCTAGTTTTGATCCTTGTTCTCTATCAAATAATATACCGAATGTAGTATCAGACAATGTAACTGGTACATTACAGAAACTACCATCAATACAACCAAAGCTTGGTGGTGTTAAAGCAGCGGCAATGAATCTTATTCCTGATCAAGAAGTTATAGATAATACAATAACAGGTGTTGCTGATAATTTTGAGATAGTAAAAACATCATCTGTTTCCGATGTGGAGGATGCTTTAGAGACAAACGTACAACCTGCTCTTTCAGCTTTGGGGGATAAGATTATAGTAAATAATGTAGGAGAAAGAGTAGTTGAAACTAAAGAGGCAGTTATAGAAGAAATTAAAGAAACTGAGAAGATTTTAGATGATGTTGTCCCCGCTGTAGATCCAAGCCGTGTGATGCCTAATGGATCAATTCGACCAGATTATCATGGAATAAAAATGCAGAAGATGCAGAAATCTAGACTTGCACGGAAAAAAGCTTTGAATGAATTTAAAGCTAGTTCAGGTTTGAGAAAAGGTCCATTATTGAAAGCTTTTTCTCAAGGTGTTAAAAATGGCGAAATAGAATATTATGGTAGTGACATCGTGAGTGGTTGGCGGTCATGGGACGATCTACCTTCCCCTTAATTCCTTGCCATTATGCCTTTAATGTGGTATAATGGTATTCATGGAGATAAAAAAACATGAGTTTTTCAGCGGAATCACAACTACAGACACAGGTGGCTATCCTAGAGTCACAGCTCGACATCAAAGACACACAAATTGCTTCACTTAAAGAGGAAATAAAACGCCTCGAACAATTAATAGAAAAATTAACAAAAGGATTATCATAATGAAAAGATTAATTTTTGTTATTGTAGTATTATTAATGACTGTACCATCATATGCTTATGAATTATTAATGTTCAGTAATAAGCAATGTCCATATTGTGATAATTTTCTTAAAGAGGTAAAGCCCGGTTATGGTACAACACCATATGCTGAGAAATTACCATTAAGAGTTATTGAGACAAGTGGTAATCCTCCAAAATGGTTTGAGGATGCATTTAATGCAAATAACATCGATGCAATTGAAATTACACCAACATTTGTTATTTGGGATAATGACCATCAGTATGAGATTGCACGATTGCTGGGATATATTAACAAAGAACGTTTTTATCAAGACCTAGATAAATTCATAGATGCAATGGGACAAATTGAATTACCATCATTGCATCCAGAGGGATCTAGACATAAGTGAAAATTCTTAAGTATTTTTGGCGAAAGAAGATGATGCATATACGAAATGCTATGTGCGATGACTTAGTTAATGAACGTTCGCAACAAATACAAAATACATTATTAGAGTCTGTTGAATGGAAGACTGCTGAGCATATTAACGTATATCGTCAAACTGGTAATGAGGTTGCCACTGATAAATTAATACACAATTGCGTTACACTGCGTGATAAATATCTGTATATTCCTTCAGATGAACCGAAAGATAACAGACGCGATGTTGATATAGTAGTTGTACCGGGTGTTGTGTTTGATGAAAGACGAGCGCGATATGGACGTGGTGGAGGATATTATGATAGATTCCTTGAGAAGATACCGAAGAAAACTATTGTGATCGCCATTGCTTATGATTTTCAGGTATTGAGACCACCATGGAGATTAAAGCTGAACGAATTTGATGTAAAAGTTGATATGATTATAACAGAGAAAAGAATTATTCAAAAGAGAGGTACACTTAATTACTAAAATGGATAGTTTATCTTATATGCTATACCAATACAATAGGAGTAAAAAAAGTGAAATTTATTATTTCACTTGTTATGTTTTTGATGACCAATATATTAATAACAACGTCATGGGGGGCAGATAGTAATACAGTTAGTAGTTCGACCGTTACAGGAACCACAACAGTTGATAGAACACCAAGTACAGCCGCTTCGCCAAATGTAATCATAAATAATCAAGATGTATGTACTACTGGAGTAAGTGGTGCGGCACAATCTGCTTGGTTTGGAGTCTCATTCGGTAATACGATTGAGGACAAAAATTGTGAGAGGTTAAAATTGGCAAGGTCGCTCTATGGCATGGGGATGAAAGTGGCTTCAGTTTCGATGCTATGCCAAGACGTTAGAGTTTTTCAAGCAATGGAAATGGCCGGTACGCCATGTCCTGTAGATGGTAAGATTGGTGAGGCGGCTAAGGTTATATGGGATAAAGAACCATATCGCAGACCAGATTACCAAGAGTGGCGAGAAAGACGTGAGAATAAAGATAAAGTAAAAGAATTAGATAATTTTGAAACCGATGAAGGGTTAACACCTAATTTATTGGAGCCGAGTTGGGATGATGATGATTATTAAACAACTATTGGGTAAGCTGGTGAGGCCATCTAGTCCATCCAGCATCATCAGGCCTACCGTTGCATTGCTGTTCTACCTAGCCTTGTTTGCAACGGTAGGTCTGGCCCAAACTTCTTTTGCAGAAACAGAAACGACTGCTGATGTTACTGAAAATTCTGCTGGTGCAACAACCTCCTGTGGCACTAGATGTACAAATTATAATTTTGATCCAAGAAGTGATATTAATTCTGATGGTGGGGATGATGATGATATAGTTTATTGGGATCATCATGGTGCTCTTTATCCAAATTATAATTATGGGATTAATACAGAATGGACAATTACTAATGATGTTGATACATTTTTGACTGAGGAACAAATGCTTGCAGGATTTACTATGGATGCAGCTGTTGGATTAAGAGATAGAAATTATGTTGGTGGTGATCCTTTTACTCTACAAATTAAAGTAACGGATGGAACGACTACTTATTCTGATACACAGAGCTATACAACAAGTGCAGGACAAGATTATACAACAATAACTAGTCAATTAGTTGTTCCAGAAAATTCACTATCGTATTCTCTTGCGACATTTGGTTTGATTTTAGATGGTGCGAGTTTGACTAGTGGATATAACGGACCTCAAACAAATTCTATTGGATTAACTGCAACCTATGAATTACCCAATACAATGGATGTAATAACAGATATTGTTAATACTGCGATTGATGATATAATTACAGATCAAGGTATGTCTACTTTTGATACAGCATCAATGGAAATAGATATTTCAACTCCTTCTGGTACTAGTAATATGAGTGTTGGTGTGACTGTAACACCAACCGCAGTTACATTATCTGTTCCAACTGTTGCTGGTACAATAGAGAAAATACAAATCAATACAGGTATGGCATCAAGTGATAGTCAACCAGAACAAGTAGCAGAAGTTGCAGAAGCAGTTTCTGAAGTAGAATCAGCTGTAGAAGAACAAGAATCTGAATCAGATTCAAAGGAAGAAAAACAAGAAACAAAAGAAACTAAAGCAGATAAGGCAAAAGCTGTACAAGCTATAGTCACAAGAGTATTACAGGCAGTACAAATGGCAGGTGGAGATACAGATGGTACGAAATTGGCATTAATGGGTATTCTTGGTAATCAAGGATTTCGTGCTTATCAACAACAAGAAATTCCCGATGTGGCATTTTATGATACATCTGTTGAATATACATCACATCAACTTCCTGATGAGTTAGGTGGAATATTTAATCTAGGGTCAGATCAGCGGATGGATGCTATGATAGATGCACAATACGAAGAAGTTTTACCATAATATGTCGTGGTTTGATGGGATACTGTATATTTTGAGCGGTAGCTATATAGGAATGGGACTTTACTATTTCTATTGTTGGGTAAATAAAAAATTCATCTGTTGGGTAAATAAAAAATTCATCACATGTGATGTATGTTCACATAAATATGCTTGTACGGGTGATAAGTGTGAGATTGTCGATTAAACAGATGCACAATACGAATAGGAGCTATAATGGAAGTTAGTTACGGAGGTATTTCGGCAAAAGGCGGAAAGTTATTCATTATCATATCACTAATAGGAACAATTGGTGGTGGACTATGGGGTGGATTCGAATTTTATAAAGATTATCAGGACATGAAAGAACAGATTACAGCTTATGTAGCTCCTGATCTATCTGGGTTTGATAAGAAACTAGAAGTCTTAAATACAGCAGTTTCAGAGAAAATGAAAGTTATTGATGAACAAATGGGACGCAATAATTCAGAAGTGGCATCTGTAAAAGAGCTAGTTCACACCCAAGTAACAGGGTTAGAGAGCACAGTTAATAAAGATGTTTTAGCAATAAAGGAACTCTTCCAAGGTGACGTAACTCTTTTAAAAGCAGAGGTTACTGCCACACAGGAGTTAATTAGTACTGAGATGGCTTCTATGAAAGAAGTTGTAACTGAAGCTCAGGATACTATAAGAGATATTCGAACAACCATGAAAACAGATATTAATGAGTTTAGTGATCAAATATCTGCAATAGATAAGAGATCTAGAGCAGATGGACTAGAAACTAGGCAAGCTATGCGGAATGCTGAGAATGAAGTACGAGAACTAATTGCAGATACATCAAAGCGTTGGGACGATAAGTTACAAAAAGTAGATAGTCAAATAGAAAATTTAGAGACTAAGATAGATAAGAAGATTACTAAAGCATTAGAAAACCCTCTAGCTGCCATGAGTAAAACAAAATGAATATTAAGACTAAACTTACAGAACATTTCAGTAAAGAGGAGTTCGATTGCCAATGCGGATGTGGTAATGGGGATATAGAAATATCCACGTGGTTGGTAGAAGGCCTTGAAAAAGTTCGGAAATGCTATGGTAAACCAATGCGTATCAATAGCGGTATTCGCTGTCTAAACCATAACAGAAGCATTGGATCTAAGGACACTAGTTCTCATATTAAGGGTCTTGCGGTTGATATAGGCTGTACAGATATGAAGGCTAGGTTGGATTTGACTAAATTATTATTAAGGGAAGCTGAATTTACCCGAATGGGATTTCACAAGAAATTCATACACGTAGATGTAGACTATGATAAGCCCAATGGTATATTCTTATATTAATAGAGGATAGTATGCAGAATAAATTTCAGAGTTTGATAGAATCGTTTACCATAGTTATATCTGGTTTCTTTGTGGCTCTTGCTGTACAGTTGTTAATTTTTCCTTTGTATGATATAGAGATTACTTTGTTTCAGAATGTTCAGATAGTAATGATATTGACTGTTACATCTATTATTAGAGTGTATATTGTACGAAGATTATTTAATAGGAAATGAAATATTTAATTATTATACTTTTATTAGCATCTAATGCATATGCTTGGCCTACTAAAATAAACAATTTCACACCAATGTATTTAGGCAATTTAAAAATTACAGTAATGGAAAATTCTAATGGTGATTTTATAATAACAGATGTTGGAAAGTTGAGTGCCTTTAGAAGATGGAGTATTCATAAAGGGGACATTATTTTAGAAATGAATGGAAAAGATGTTACAATATATAATTTGATGGCATTAATACCCAGTGATGAACCCAAGTTTAAAATATTAAAAAAAGATGGGAAGCTTACATTGAATCAAATAGATTTGAAGCATGGTATATTTTTTCCGCCAGAATGGGAGGATAAGCACCAATGAAGGGATTAATAGTAGGGAAGTTATATAGCTCATTTATGAACGAGATAAACGAGATAGGATTTTCTGGACGTTCTATACGCAATACAGATCCTATACAATATCAAATTCGCGGTATTCTTAGCGGAGACTTAGATCTCAAGAAGACTCTAGACATACAATCTGATAATATAAAACAACGAATGATACGTGATTTAAATGACATAACTCAAGGGGTACTTCCCCTGTGGATGCCTCAAAAGTTTAAAATGCCCAAGAGAAAGAGGGATAAGCTCATTAAAGCCTTAGGGGATTACGTAAAATGATAGAAAACTTCTTACCCCAAGTACTACTAGCAAGTATAGGATTTTTAGCATTAATGGCACTATGTTACGGACTAATGAAACTATGGATTAACTATATTTTGAGGTAAAATAATGGAAAAGACTGAAAAGACTTCGTGTGATTTCTTCGTAGTAAAGAATCTAATTGAACAACCCGTACGTGATTTACTAGCAGATCATCTATTAAAATGCCTAATGAGGTATAAAAAAGCCGTTAAAGCCTATGGATTAGATAAGGTACTATCTGATAAATTCAAGTATGGCTATTACCGAACCGAATCCTCCTCCAAATCCTATAGTGGTTACGGCAATCTCATCCTAGAAGACCTCCTAGCAACATTAACCCCACGGATAGAAGACATAACTCAACTCCAATTAAACCCTAGTTATACCTTCTTTTCGGTATATCAACATGGGGAAGAACTCAAAAAACATATAGATAGAGAATCTTGCGAGATAACCTTATCCATTAACTTAGGACAAGACAAGACCAATACTCCCTTTCCCATCTATATAGAAGATCAACAGGTTATGGTCCATCCGGGAGATGGCATCATATTCCAAGGAAACCAATACTGGCACCATAGGGAAGCCTTTAAAGGAACCTATTGCTGCCAAGCCTTCTTCCATTGGACGAATAAACAAGGGGAATTCAAAGACTATATATACGATAAACGACCATTCCTCGGAGATAATCCCCTAGATAGATCAACTAAATCAACTAAATCCGACGAGAAATACCCAGAGCATCCGGATGTCCTTAAAAACCATTGGAGTTTATAAACATGAAGAAGAAGAGTAATGTATGGAAAGGAATAACTATATTCATTGTATTCTGTATATTGTATTGGTATAGCCTATGAAAACTAATGCCTCTGTAGCTCAACCGGTAGAGCACGACTTTTGTAAGGTCGATGTTGGGGGTTCAAGTCCTCTCGGAGGCTTGTTATTGATAAAGCGATTTACATCTATCCCGCCACTATGCGCCATTAATAGCCACAATGAGCCACATTATCTTAGGGGATCATAGTAGTCATTAGAGGATCTCGCGGAGCTAAGGGTTTCACACCATCACAACTCAATGTAAATTTCTAAAATTCTCGACGGCATTCCATTATTCCTTAGTAAGACTTGGTGGCACGCTGTGTTTCCTTCCCTATAATGCGCAGAGACTCTCCAAGGTATGGCACGTCCTTCTATATACCTCTAAGAATTTCGAAGAATTATCCTGTCCTAGTCCCTATAGAGAACCTTGGATAACCTCTGAGAGCCTTAGAGACGCGTGGAAAATGTGCTGTAACTCTTTGAAAACAACAGTGATATGGGGTGACGCGGGGGTTTACAGTGGAGCTTACTCGCCTGAGGTGTCTATGGATTCCTGATAATTCGCTGTAAACCTCCAAGAACCTCGAAGGCAAAAAAAAAGCCCCCTAGAAAAACTAGGAGGCTCTCAAAAAAATCTCGGTAAAAAAAAAATTCCCCAAAAATTTTACTTAAATAGGTTCTTCGTATACCACTTCAACCATGATTCTTTGGTACCGCAATACTCTGGAAAGTTAAAATCATATCCTATAACCTTACCTTTGTCTTTCATAATACCAACCTCTAGACAAGCGATATTTAATTGATTCTTCTTAGCACCTAGAGTACCGGCGAGGGTCTTCAAGTCTTTCTCAGAGAATGAAAGACATCTAGAACCGGGTCCTTTATTTGCAGATGGCTCATATACTTTCTTATAAGGAGAGTCATCTGGATTAGTTCCCAAGATTCTAAATAGATCTGCAACCTTATACATCCTCACCTTACCTACCTTCACCCAATCAGAATAGGGTCCAAATCCGTGCTTGGACATAGCTGGGGTACAGGTAATGTAATAGTCAGACTCTGTTATACTTAGACCGGATGGAGTACCATCATATCTAGCATACTCTAGAAGAAGACCTTCATACGCGGAGATCTTCTGCTCAATTTTTTTACCACCTAAGTAGTAATCATAGTTCGGAGAATAACCTTCTGTTCTCTCACCTACACCTAAATCAAACATCTCTGCCATTGCATTCTGTACTATTCCTTCTGCATAGTCTACATATTTCCAGCGAGTTACTCTGTCTCCTTCATAAAGATTCTTAACAAAAATATACTTTTTTTCTGGGAAATACTGCTGGTCGTTCGTGTGATGTGCCATGTGTTTCTCCTTTCAGGAGTTTTAACCCTTTCGGGTTCTAGGACAGGATTGTCCGTACTGCTTGATTATTTAAATATTATACTATCTTTTCTGTATAGATGCAAGGAACTAGTTGAGGATTCTATCTTTGGATAAGTCCTCATCTGTTTCTTCTATAACCTCACCACCCATTTCTCTGGTGATTTGTTCAATAAAACTTTCGATATACTCCATACGTTTCGCAGCTTTGGTAAGGATAATCTTCAGGGATTTCCTTTCCATACTAATTAGTTTTAGAGTTTCTTCCTGTTTATCCATTCGGGTATTTAAGTCATTCATTAGACCCACTTGTAGTTTCATACGGGTTTCCAGTTCACCCATCATCTTGCAAACCATCTTAAACCATTTCTCGTTGGGTTCATTCATCTTAGTCATCCTTTAAAAATATTACTACGACACCGGTTTGTGTTTCTAATAATTCAAATTCACCACCCACATGATTCACTATCTGATTGAAGTGAAGTGGTTCCCTTATATATAATCCTTGTGCGCAACCGTAGAACGGTTCGGGGAAGTCATAAGAGGAAGTGGCAAACTGTGTTGTTAATTTGTGATATTGTAGGGAATCATAATTGGCTATTACGTAATTTCTTACGAGTTTCTTTTCTTCCATTTGTGTACCCTTTAAAAAAAAAAATAGAAAACAAGACAGGGGAACGAATCCCCTGTCCGTCTCATGTGGATTATTCTACTACCGAATCAGGACATCGAATCACTCTTCCTTGTTCGCGTAGGATCTTCATTTCCGCAGGAGTGAGGGGATGAGGACCCATATATACTTTCTGTTCTTTCTTCTTACCGAACAAGCGTTCGGCTTTTTTAGTTCTTTTGTTTGGATTTGTTTTCATTCAATCACCTCAAATTGTTTAATATTCTTTGGTAAAAACATTTGCGTAATCCAATACAAGTGTGATGTATTACTCTTGGCGTGTTTGGCAAATGACTTTCGTTGATCCTCTGATACATTAAAAATTATCTCATCAGACGCCGCAATGAATTTTTCAAAATAAGTATTGTCCAATTCAAATGCAGATCCTAGTCGATCGTACTGCGGTCTTGGAATTTTTAATTTATAAGATTTACTCATATGTGTAAGTCTCCTAAAGAGTATGGATAATTTGGTTCCTCACCTATGGAACCTTCGTTGCCGGTGTCACGTCGTTCACTTTTCATCATATTAATTTCATGTTCCCTTTCTAGATAAAGTTGGAAGTCACCAATGTCGAAGACGTTTAAAGATTCCCAATGCTTCGGGTCTTCGGACAAGCTAAGGTTACAATCTTTGTTTAAAAATTTAATATGCTCTATTAATCTTTTTTGTCTGAAATAAAACATTTTATTCTCCTATTCTATTGTACCATCGCCCATATAGGGCGTGATTGTTTTGAGGATATGTCCCCAACCCACTTCCATTCATTATTGACCTTATGGAAGTCTGGTGTGTTTGTTGTACGATAACAAACGTCACCAACCTTTACTACTACTTCATCACCTATAGCTTTGGAAGTACAAGCGAAATCTGTTTCTGTAATCTGATAACCATAGTTATCTATTGTGATATGCACAGGAATCTCATTGACCTGGATATCGCCATGTAATGTTAAAATTATAATAATTTCTAATAGCATGATAATCACCTCTACTTCCGATTTGACCTACGCGTAAAATTCAAGATTATGAATATTTACTTGTTTACTTGATACATTCTTTTCCAATGGTGAAATAAATATTTCGGTCATTGAAAAACTTGCAAACTGTGCAAGACATTTACCCCAGTAATGGGTCGGACCACCATTTACAATATTATACAAACCCTGCAACATCTTTTTACGTTTGGCTCCATATCTTTCATATATCACATTCGCAATAAATGCTTCTGGAGAGTTTGGCTTTTGTAAGAATGATCCATAAAGATTTTTAAGATTCATTGTAAACCTCCTTTAATGGGTATTATATTTTAAATAAGATAACTATCTGGATTATTAAAATCAGTATTGGAATTAATGTGCGAACAAGTTCCATTGTATGATTGCAATTATCCAAAGCCATTTCTAACTTAGTTTTCTTTTTAATCATTTTTTTAATCATTTTACACTCCCCGCTGGTTGCAAACATTCCTTATTGTGGCATGTTAAACAAACGAATGAATAACCAGTTGCTGATTCACTATCTTCCAGCTCCCAATATGATTCCAATGGATTCATATCGTTTCCACATTTATTACATTCGATTGTATTCAATTGTTGATCCATCAAATAATCTTTTTCCTTTTCATATAAATACATTTTATTTCTCCTTATTGTGCGTGATCGTACTCGATATATTTCCCGTAATGGACAAGCGTTTTAAATGATTCCTCAGCATCAAGAGGAACATGCCAAGTCTCAAATGGATCGCTATTATTATTTTTATATGTATGCCAAGTTTCCTCGTTCCATTCAGCAACTAGAGTATGACCTTTCAGATAAAATTTTGAATCATTCGGGGTGACTGCATACATATCACAATCCCTTACTACACCATATAAAATGATCCTTCTTGTTTTGTTTTTAATCTTGCTAATTTTCTTTAAAGTTTTGTTTGATACGATCATAAGATGTCTCCTTATTTCTCATTTGATTAGGTTTCATTAATAATTATCAACTCAAGCTGCTCGCTCGCTAATTCAATGTCTGCTTCAATTTGATCAAACATCAGCTGATGTTTGGGATTATCGTAGTCTAAGCTAAGTTTTTTAGCCTTTGCGTCTACAATTTCACCCATTACTCTTTGTAACATTTCTAAAAGGTCTTGATTTGCCATCTGATTATATCTCCTTTTCATTTACTATATACATAGTATCATGGCTTTGGTCGAAATGTCAAGAAAAATCGGGAGGTGGTATGCCGATTTCTTGTAACTCCTTTGTTTACAATGGGTTAGTTCTGCCATTCGCGACCACGATCCGAACTCATTGAATTTGTTGACCTTCCGTCCTGCTTGGTCTGGGCACTGCGTTTAATGTTGGTATCATATATTGACGATATACAACGCGACCCAGGCGCACGGGAAGTGAATGCTCTCTTAGCATTACTCTTAATTACATGCTTTGTCTTGGTCTTTTTCATGGGAACTTTGGTAATCTCAATTTCAGTGTTTTTGTATTTGGCCATTTCCTTAATCTCCTTATATCTCATTTACTATATACATCCTATCATAGTTTGATGCAGGAGTCAAGAAAAATCGGGAGGTGGTATGCCGATTTCTTGTAACTCCTTTGTTTACAATGGGTTACAGATAACTCCTTATAAAACAAGGAGTTAGGAATTGTTCTAAAACTCTTATAAATATAAAGGAACTATCTTAAAAAAGTCTTATAAATATATAATAAATAACCACTCAAAAAAAGGAAAACTTTATGAAAACATTCAATGAGATAATGGAAGGTTTTATGAAATGGAAGGATGTGAAAAATCCTCATATTAAAAAGAAAGCAGGATCACTTCTAAAATCAATAGACGTTGGTGAAGTTCTTGCTTATAGCGCTGAGCATGGAGAATTTACTACATTCAAAAATGAAAAGGAATTTGCCGCGGCACAAAAAGGTAGTAAAGGCAAAGCCATGAAGTGGATTAAGGTTGAAGGTAAATCTATTGACGGTAAACCATTGAATGAGATATTCGATTTTAAAGCAGCTGTTAAACTTGGAATGCTGGATAAAACAGATAAGAGATACTTTGATGACATTGAGAAG